CTTGCAAAGGTGCTAACGATAGTCTCGTAAATATCGCCCCAACCTATACTATTATTTATTTCTCCAAAATGTGTTGTTTCGTATATCTTTCCCCAACTCATTATTATTCTTTTTAAGATAACTATTTAGCTTGATTTCGTTATCTTTCTTTACTTTATACTGTTTTTTCATAAAACCCACCCAGAGTATGTGCTATCTTTATCAGGATAAATATCCTCATTGTTGTTAGTATAATATTCTGGAAACTTACTGGGAGCATTAAAACTCATATAATCAATAAACCTATCGGTATAATATTGAGCATAATCTCTCTCCTTTGCAGTAAGTGAATCTATTTCTGATTTTTCTGGTTGTGTTGAATTCTCACTATTATGTTTATATATTCCTCCATTACCAATAGTATATGCTGCAAAAGGTAAATACTCCGCCATAGCATAATGTATCAGCATTGGCTGAACATAGTCATTGACTAATGCTAAATAGTCTCCACTTAAATCATCATCAATAATATCTTGAGATATCTTGTTATATAAGTCAGTCCCTAGATAATTTCTCACATGGATTTCTTGAGCTAATTTTATAAACTGTAAAAACTTATCAGGATCTACATTTCCGCTTAAAGCAGTATTCCTAACTAAATCAGCTCTTTTTATAAATAGTGCAGTAGCCATTATTCTTGTTCTTCTATTTGTTCATCAATCGTTTCTTCAACGTCTCTCTTTACTCCAGTCTCTTTTTCTATTTCAGAATCGCTAATAGCATTTGTCAAATCAGTAAATTCTAAAGGCTGTAAAGTCTTAAAGTATATATCTAAATCAATCCCATTGAAGTCTAATATTCTCTCTAATTCATCAAGTATTGTAACCTGCATAGGTCTAATAACAGTATTATCCATAAGTAAAGATGCTGTCTGTAATTCTTCAGCATTATTGCCTAATCCACTATTATCTTTAATACCTACCAACATTGGAGAAACTATTCTGTGGGATACCATTACTTTCTTCATCGACTCATCAGATAAAAACTGATATTGTTGATGAGCATCATTAAGTATAATTGGATCTACAGTAGCAGCTAATTCTTTACTGTCGTTAAATGCAAGGATGAATTTACCAGCATTACTACTCCCACTAAACTTCTCATAGATTGCCCTTTCAATCATATCACGTTGCTCCTTATCTGGAGTACCATTATTGAAGTTAATCAACATACTAGGCTGAAGTCCATTCTGTATATTACTTATGTGGTAGTTTGCTATCTCTTCCTCCAATTCAGCATATTGTAATCCTCCTTGATAATCTACTGGAGAATAATAGTAGAACCCTGCTCTATAAGGTCTAATATATAATATTTCAATACCATCTTGACTCATCCCAAAAGCAGATATTCTTTTAGGTTTTTCATTCTGTTTTACCTCACTCCAATCAGGAGCATAATAATATGCCTTTATTTCGCCTTCTAAAGCCTTCTCCGCCCTTAACGTCTCTATAGGTATATGTGATACCTCTACGATCTCTGAATGGTCTTTAGAATAGATTATTTGAAGTGCTGCTTGACCCATCATCTTATAGTCATAACAAACCTTTTTCATACAGTCTTTTGTGAATAGCTTTTTCATCTTTTCGTATTCAGCAGGTTTGCTTTCCGAATCGGTAGCTTCTAGTCCTCTCCCATATATCATTTCGGCTATCCCATTGATAGCTGCATTATTTGTTGGAGACCCATTATATCTATCTATAAGATACTTAAAATACATATTATCTTCTCCATATCCTACCCAATCATACTTTTTAGATTCAACAACTTCTGGAGCTGTATAACTAGATAAATTTACAACGTGGATACCATCTTTTGTTTTAGGTAGCGGTTGAGGTTGTCTTTTTGGTATTCTTCTTCCCATTATAGTATTATAAATTCATTATCGTAACTGTCCTCTTCTGTATATACATTTTCGTTAACAAAATATTTCTCTAGATTAGATTGATTTGTAGCGAATATTAATCCTCTATAAATTTCTTCAGTATCAGAAGCGGATACTTGTACACTATATCTATATAACGTATCCACAGTTAATGTAAATGTTCCTGTGAGAACCATATATTGTCCTTCATCACTTTTTGTTGGAGTAACTGTAACTGTTTTGTTAGTGTCCTTATTAGTTAATTTAATAACTGGGTCACTCGCATCTTTACGAGGAATTATTTTAAGAACTTGACTCCCTGTTGTTGGTAATATATTCATATACAAAATAACTAAACATAAGTCGTTTTGTTTTTACAAGATACAAAAAAAGGGGCATAAAGCCCCTTAATTATACTACCCTATTTGATTAGGGAGTTCGTTGCGTTGAAGGAGCATCAGTCGCACTACTCATTCCAGCGAATGGATCAGCAGCAGTAGCTCCAGAAACGAAATTAGGAGGTGTTACTTCATTTGCAGTAAGAGTCAAAGTGTATCCTTGAAGGTCTCCCATCGCAGTTCCTGTTACCATTGTTCCTCCAGTAACTTCAGCACCATGTTCTCTACCTACTAAAAGTAAGTTCCCATCAAAAGTCTCTACAAAAACGTGAGGTCTACCAAAAGCCATTAACTTTAATTCTTTGTTATCCTCTTTTGTTAGTTTATGTAGAGTTAAATTCACTACAGACTCAAAGAATGTTGTACCATTCTCTAAAGAAGTCTGAATATTAGTTTCTAAAGAAGAGTTCCCTTTTACATCATATGAGTGGTAGCTAAAAGTCCCATCCATATCTGTTACTTCGTCATCAGTTAAGGTTATAGTACCTAAATCACCGAAGTCAACAAAATGGATTTTTCTAATACCACCAACCGCATCTTTACAGGGTTTCGCTCTTCCACCAGTTAAATCACAAGCCATAATTATCAGTATTAAAAAAGGGCAGGTAGGCACTAGGCTCACCCACCCTTTAAGTTAGTCAATTAATTTATTAGTTAGCAGCGTTAGTGATACCATAAGTTACGATATCCTCAACAATACCATACTGTACACCAGCAGTAAATCTCATAATGACTCTCACATTTTGAGAACCATCAAGCTCTGCCATATCTAATACTTTTACTTCGTTATGATCAGAAAGTAGACCTGTACCAAAGAATAAGTTAGATTTTTCAGCAGCCATAGCTGTGTTGTCAGCAAGACCATTAGCAACGAATATTTTTACACCATCAAAAGATAATGCTCCATTATTCCACCATTGAGTACCTTGTGCATTAACACCATTCGCACCTAATCCAGAAGCTCCAAAACCACCTAAAGCTCTTACATAAGCTCTAGCGATGTTTTGAGAAACATATAGATATAGATCTTCAGATCCGTAAAGAGCAGAAGGAATAGCATCTACGATAGATCCTAATTCAGTAACCACGTTAGAAGATGTTACTGTAGTTCCAGCTACTTCTTGAGCAGCAGGTAAAGCAGCATCTAAAGCGATTTGAGTAGTAAGACCATCAAACTGTCCGCTTGTAGAAGTATCTCCTGTCCAGATTGAATTTTCTGTTCTTTGTGCAACTTTAGCTGCAACGTGAGCGATTAAGAAATCACTAAATGCAGGAGGTAAGTCACTATAAGCAGAATATCCCATTTGTACAGCTTCCCAGTCAGATACGAAATCTTTCTTACAAAGTTGTAGGTTAACTTGTTGTTCTTCTGGTTGAAGAATTCTTTCAGTAAGAGTTAATGTAGAAGTAGCAGAGAAATCACAAGAAGCATCTTTTACGATGTCGTTAGTAGATACTTTCTTGATCACTTCTTTTAACTTTACATTAGGTTTTACTGTAATACCACCATTAGCGATGGTAGCACCCTCTAGTAAGGCAGCAGCAATATATTGACCTGCAAACTCACCAGCATAGGTTGTAGTAATTGAAGTAGTAGTAGCCATTTTTATTAAAATTTAGACGTTTATTATTTTTTACTTATTCTAGCCATCACACGATCAAAAGTGTTCTGGGGTTTGTTCTGTCCATATTGAAAGTCAAATCTTCTAGAGTTTCCTTCTTCTGGATTGTGTTTGATTGCTTCAGCAGCAGGTTCTTTAGAAAGTTCTTTTACTTGCTCCGATAGAGCTTCTTTCTCTTTCTTCATATAACCCATTTCTTCATCAATCATTTTCTTAATAGCATTAATTTCAGCCTTCATAGCATCCATATCTGCCATATACTTTTCCTCCGAAACATATCCTTTTGCAAGTTCTGTTTCTTCTCCTGCCTCCAACTCATCTTCGGATGCTTCTACTTCTGAAACTTCAGGAGTTTCTTCGGTAGCGACTTCTTCAGACAACTCGGTAGTAGCTTCTTCTTTTACTTCCTCTGTTGTCTCACTTACAGCTTCTACAACCTCCTCTTGAACTTCCGTTTCTGAAAGCTCTTGTAGATCTGGTTGCTCGTCTGATAGTTTAGACAACTTTTGGAGAATCTCATTTAAAATAGTTGTCGCACTCATAATAATTATTAAGGTTTATAAAAGTAATTGGTTGTAAATTAAGTGTTAGGTTTTTAGTTTGCTGCCGTACAAGTAGCACAATCTAAATATTGTGTTGAAAATGTATTTATATGGATTCCTTCACTTCCTGAAGTAGATATTATAGTATAACATTCATTATGATGATTTTCTAAAGTCAAATAATATACCTTACCGACAGTAAGTTCATAAGTGTGGAGGTGAGCATTATGTCTATGTTGATCACTACAAGATTCAATAACATAAGAATTGATAACTCCATCCACAACCTCACCTGTTATACTTCCTATTCCTTGAGCTTCTAAAGTTCCATCACAGCATTTAGATGAGTATGTTTTACCATCTGGACAAAGACATCCTCTTTTTCCTCCTCTTGGAGATGATCTAGATACTGTAGCGTTTTTTCTTCTTCTCATTCTATTTCTCCTATTTCTTTTAGTTTAGACTTTGCCCATCTAAACCCTGCTTTTCCTCCCCAAGCATCATACATCAATTTACCACACCCATCAGAATAGCTTTTAGAGGCTTCTAAATCCTTTTCGTGGCGAGCTAGGAAGCTATACATCCTCTTAATCGTGGATACTGTTAGATTGGATTTTGAGGCTAACTGGGAGGCTCTTCGCTTTCCTACGGCAGTCCCACAAGATCCCCATCCGTTTTTATCTACATATTCTAATACTCTTTTAGCGTTACTTACAACACCATCAGGATAATCGTTATAAGTAGCTAATTTATACATCTTACTATTGAGGTAGTCTTTAAGCTCTAGAAGTATTTCATTCGCTTCGCTCTCGCTAACCTCTTCGATTTGTGCCATATTAACCTTATCAGTAAAGTATCCCTCAATCGAGAAACCCTTAACCAATCCAGTCTTAACATAATTATTCCAAACATCATCATTATTTACCTTCATTGAAACCATCCAAGTCCCTACAGGAAGTTCCATATCATACTTTCTAGACTTGTCGTATTTCTCATCTTCTATAATCCAAGATTCAACTACTGATAAGCCGTGAAGTTCTGCTTCGTGTTCTAGAGTAGATTTGTTCTGGTTACCCCTCATAAGGAATAATTCAGAAGCTCTTCTTACAGTATCTTCAGAGAAATATATATAATATTCATCTTCACCATCCTGTCTGTAGATGTTTTTATTAGGGATTAAAGCAGCTCCCATAAGGATACGTTTCTCTTTATCTACTTCAGCAAGTTCTATTTTGTTTTGCTCACTCAAGGCAATAAAATGTTCTTGAATCGCTGGGCGATCTACAATCGAGATAGCTTCTATTCCAGAAAGCAATTCATCTTCGTCTATTAGTAATTCTATAACTCTCATATTAAAGTAATTTATAACCCTGCGGTTGTTGCAATATTGCGATCAAACTCCTGTTGGTTTGTTATATCTTTTCCTACTACAAATGCTCTCAAAGGCTGCATTTGTTGTTGTGCTACAGAAGCAGCTAACTGTGATTGTGGAGATGCTCCTACAACATTAAAGTCAGGAGCTTCTACTTGTACATTAGCTCCAGCTCCGCCTCCTACTCCTCCTCCAGAAGGTTTCTTGAATGAGGATATGGTAGTTGCTAATATATTAGCTATAGCTATTCCAGCTCCTATATTGTTTCTAGCTACTTGAGCTTCACCTAAAGCAATAAAAGGTGCATTAGCAGGTGGAGGGGCTACTGCTGCTGATTGTAATCTTGTAGCTATATTAGATGCTTGTGTTTTAATAACTACATCAGCTATAGCAGCTCCCTTTTCAACTATTAAAGCAGCTTTCTGCATGGCTTCATTTTCACCAGCTATAGTTCCAAGTAATTGTGATATGCCTTGAGCAAAAGCTACGTATTCTAAATTTATTCTAGTCTTTTCATTAGTATTATCTATTTCTTTTTGTAGAGCTAAATCTGATCGTTGATTATCTAGATTAAATATATCTTGTCGTAGCTGACTTAATTGTAATTCAGAAAAACCTATTTTTTCAGCATTATCTATAAGGCTTTGTGTTGACCCTATATCATTTTCTACTTGTGCTATTTTAGAATCATAATAAGTTTGATTAGCATCTAAAGAGAATTTAAGCCTATCTATTTCTGTATTCTCAATAGATCTATTTATCTCATTAATCGCTCGACCTTCTTTATCTTTAAGGGATATTCTCTTTTCTATAAATGCATTTTCTATAGATAATAAAACATTTTTATGTTTAGTCTCTGCATCTATTATAGATTCTTGGAATTCCCTTTCCGCATCAGCTATAAGCTCATTAGCATCTTTTCTGTCTTTTACCTGTTCTTTATATTCTTCTAATCTTTTGGATTCTCTCTCCTTAAAAACAGCAACTCTTCTGTCAGCTTCCTTTTTAGCAAATTCTTCATCAATATCTAGTTGGTCTTGTGCATTTATAGTCTTTTCTTTTGCTGCTGCCTGATCAAATTGTAATTGTAGTCTAGATAGGTCTATTAGTTTCTGCTTAAATCTTCTTAATTCAGCCCCAGTATCATCTTCATCTGGGGGAGTGACAACAATACCTCTTTTACGAAGTCTAGTTACTTCTTTCTGAAATTCATCAACAGCTGTTCTTGATTCAATAATTCTTTGAGTTAAATCCTTTAGATTTAATTCATCTTGTTTAGTAAGCTCTCCCTGACTTTTTTGTAGAATTTTATCTTGTTCTAATCTTAATTTTTTCTGTTTACTTTCCTCTCTAAATATATCAAGTAGTCTAAAAGCAATTTCTAATCTAGCATCATTAGCAATAGTTTCATCCTTTATTATTTCTGCATTTTTTACTCCTATTTCCCCAAACCTAAACGATATTTCTTGCAAAGATTTATCTGTTGACTGTAATAAATTAAGACCATTCTTAAAGTTTACTATAAAATTATCAGTAAAACTATCTGCTATTTCTTCCACCTGACCAGCAAGGAGTTTTCTTTTAGCTATATTTTTAGCCATCTCCTCATTATTCTTTCTTAATGCCTCTGTTTCTTCTTCTATAGCAGTTTTGCTTTTCTTGAACAGTTTTTCTATTTTAGGAAGGAAAGATATAAGAAGTTGGATTCCAATTAAAATACCCCCAGTACCTAACAGATCTCTACCTAGTGATTTTAGCGTAGCACCAAATCCTCCAGCGTTTTGTGCTGATATCTGAAATAAAGATACGAGCTGACCCAAGTTGTTTGCCATACCTTGAAACCCATAATTAGCATCAGAAGCTAATCTAGATGTCTCTAAAAGTATAGCATTGTTAAGACCACTAGTTGCTTTTGCGTTTTTAGTTGCAGAAGCTACATTCATTTGTGCAGCAGCTTGAGCCTTTAAGGATGCAATTAAATTTCTTTTTTGTATGGCTGATTTTTCATCAGCTATAATTTGTTCTTTTTGTGCTTGAGTTAGAACAGTTACTTTAGAAGATAAGTTTTCAACTGAATTAGAAGTTTTATCTATAGTTGCTTTAGCTCCCTTTTCCTTAAATTCAACACTAATTATTATCTTTTTAGTATCTGCCATAATACACTCTCTTTAATTGTTTTTTAACGTCACTCATATTTGCACAAGCCTTGTATTTACCTTTGGCAATATCAATATTCTCTGATACTCCGTACCAGTCATTTACCGCTAATAATTCTAATATCTGTTTTATCATACTATATCGTCAGAAAATATGTTATATAATTCAATCTCTGATTTACCTGTTACAAGGTTAGTTGTTATTGAATTAATCCGAAACATCTTATCTTGTATCTTTATCTGATGGTTTAATCTATAATTAACTAAAATGTTTGGGGGAAGGTAGGCTGTTATTTTAAACATTCTTCTAGCAGCATTAAAGACTCCCTCCACATAAGATTTATAGAATTTGTTGTATAATGAATTACTTGATATATGGTAGTTTATTCTATTCCATTCGTCTATCTCGTTATCATAATGTAGCTGTACTGTTGGAGGTGTGGAAGCATTACCTTCATCACTCCCATTGGAGGGTCTATAGTAACTTGTTATAGACTCCACATCTGTGGAGTTGTTTATCCAAGCTATGCCTGTAGATATAGATGTTTCTCTTACTCCATAAAATAATAATGGTTTAACTAAAAGAGTATCATAATCTGCTGTCGGAGGATCTACGTCTGAATCTGAATTAAATTCACCACCAGCACAATACCCCCATTGAATATCTGTTATTGTACCTGCTGCTCCTGTATCTAATATTCTCTCATATTTAAAATGGGAGAAAGGTGCTTTTACTTCATATTTAGTTCCTCTGTCAATGATATCTGGAAAGTTTCTCCTAACATTAAATTCTCCATTACCAAATATTTCACCAAATTGATTCTCATGGTTTTTCATCAAGACTGTATTGGTTTCCTCGAACCTGAAGTCTATATCAGTAAAAGGCAATGTTGATTCAACTTCATGTTCTTTTATATCAACATATTTATCTAATGTTATTGTTTGGGTTAGTTGATTATTTATAGCATCACTATAGAAATTATCTAAAGTATCCACATATATTTTATCATAATCACTATCGGTAGGATCTTCTACATAATAAGCTGTAAGGTTAAATAACTTAAATATTCCAGTTAAGAAATCTATAACTTTCATTGTAGGGAATCTTTGATCCATCAATAATTCAAAAGAAGTTTGAGGAGATGTAGAAATAGTATATGTGGAATTAGTTATAGTAGATCCACTACCAAATATAGCTAAACTTGTTGAAGTTGTTGCTAATGATATATTAGACAAAGTTATAGCTGTTTCTGATTTTATTTCTATTTCTATATTAGTAGTAATGTTATCTATAGGAGCTGATAATATTCTTTCACTAGAAGCATTACCTACTTTAGATACTACAGTTTCTTCTTTAGTAGTTGTATTTCTTGTTATAATATTATATTTAACAGAAGTGTCAGAAACATCAAAAGATATATCAAAAGTGTAAGAATTAGCTATTGTATTTAATGATAAAGTAGTTCCTGTTATTGGAGATGTTCCAGTATTTATTAGAGGGTTAGGACTCGATGAGGTAAACCCAGATAATTTTTTAGTGAATAGATATCCTTCATCATCATCTCTATCATTAAATTCACCTTTCTTACTATTTATCCAAAAATATAAATTACTGAATGTAGATGAGCCAAAAAAGTCTCTAGTAAACGTAATTGCTGGGTATTGATTTTCTATAGCTTCTATTATATGGATTGCTTTTATAGCAGGTTTTAAATCGGTAAATTCTAATCCCCTGCCATAGTTATGAGGGGTGGTAGCAGTATCTCCACTATAATATAGATTACCACTAAAATCATTATTTACATTTATACTATCTGAATTGTAAAATAATCTTTTCTTTGACGTTATAAGTGGGTATATAATTGCATCAGATTGAGATACTCCATCAACAGTAAAGTCAAGACCATTTTGAAAACCATCTTTAACATTAGTGTTTGTGTATTCGTGGTTATAGTTCTCTAGATAAGTAAGGTCTTTTAATTCATCGTCTCCAATTAAATCCTTTATAGAAACTGTTTTGCCATAAAATATAATATTATATAAATTAGGTTTATTATTTTTTAGTTTAACATGATTTATCTGGACTTTACCCTCCCTGAATCTTAAATGGTTTATTTCAATAATAGCTTCTCTTTTCTTTCTAGAGTCAAATGCTCCACCTGTAATATTGAAATTGTAGAAATGCTTGAATATTTTATTGTTATTATCGGAAGCTGGTACATTGAATGATTGAGAGAAGTCAGTAAATATCTTACCTATATCTCTTAAATCTTGTATTTTAGAAGTAAGCTCTATTGACTCATCAGAGTATAAATCAACTCTATCATAGCTTCCGCTATCATTTTTTATGTATAGCTGTACTTTGTTCTGCATTACCTAACATTTTGTATATAACTGTTAGCGTATTCAAACTCCACATCAAAATTCAATAGTTTATCATTAACTTCTTTTTTGATGGTAAAAGATGAAGATATAGGTTTTACAGGTACAGGTTCTTGTGATACATTATTAACTTCGTGTATCCAACAAAATTCTGTTACCATAAGCTGTCTTATTACCTCATTATGATCTTCAGTTAAGAATCCTGTATTAAGAGTAAATGTTTCTTTTGTTGATATGTCTAATAATGATGATGTGTGGGAATGTCTATCAAAACTTACTCCTGTAGTTGATGTTGTAAGTATTGTCTTATTGTAATCCTCCCTTTCTACACCAAACTGATCTGTACGTTTTTTAAAGAACCACAGGTCTTGCAAAGCACCGAACTTATTTATAAATGTTACTCTGAATGGAGTGAATTTACATTCCTCTATAATTTCAATAGGTATTTGTTGCTCGAAACCTTTGTGATTATCATAAGTAACAAAATTTACTTCTTGGAATTCCAATTCTTCTTTAGTTGTGGTAGTTGATGAATTATTTCTAATATGGGTCATATCAGCTCTATATTCTTGAGAAGCTCCAACATCTACATCGGCTTTTATATCATCTCTATCAGCACTAACCTTTTCTGTATTACCTCCAAGAATAACAGATTTAATAGTTGTTACATCTTTTTTATATTGAACTTTATGAACTCCATCTTGCCCATTATAAAATGGTATTCTAATAGGTTGATCTTTTAGATGATAAATAACGCTATTACTTATAAGTATATCTTTTCCTACTGTAGGATTTATATTAGAATCATAATAAGGAGAATCTTCATATTCATTTCTATCCTCCATTTCTCCGTAGCCTCTAAAAGCAATATATCTTAATCTATTATCAGCAGTTTCTGTATGGGTTACTTCAGTTCCGTTTCCGCAAGTTTCAGTAAATGTTCGTGTGACTTGAACATCAACCATTTTAGATATTTTAGCACTACTATAATCACCTAAAAATTCTACATCTACATAATCTTTAATAAGTTCAGATAATTCAAAGTTTATAGTTGATTCCCCTGATAATATATTTTTAGATACAGAATATTGCGGAGTTGTTGGAGGATTCCCAGAATCGTATATGTATATATCTATTTTTGCTGATTTTAATGTACTCATATCTTTTCTATTGAATTACTTCCGCTATAGGATATACGTTATATCTATGGACTATACCTGTGCTGTATTGTTTGAAATAATCGCCATCAGCTAATTCTATGCCAATAGGACTTGCAATATTAGAAGTTCCAGAAGATGCGCCGTGTATTAATTTTCCGCTATATTGATCAGGTGTTATAAGTGATTCTCTTTTTTGTATAAGTGGATTATCACCGCTAAAAGTATTTCCTGTATCGTAATAAAATATTATTTTTAAAGGAGGCTTGTTATAATAACTTTTTGATCTATAAAAAGTATCTATCGCCCTTTGCCCATAGCTAACAGTATTTACCCCCCTAGAATACCAACCTACTTTATTTCCTGCTTGATATTTAGTATTAGGCTTTGCGTATCTCCATTGACTATTAGCATAAAGAACACCTCCCCTAAAGAATCTAAAATTATGTATAACACTACCCTGACTCGCTCCTAAATCAGGTCTTGATCTGCTATTAGAAGGAACATACAAGTCATCTAAATGCCATATAATTTCATTTACACCATCTCTGAAATATGTAGATTTATCAAATCTTTGCGCTGATGTGTAATATGAATCACCTACTTGTGTTACCATTTCATCTGTTCCATCTGTTATACCTAAATCATTAACAGGATCATAGTCTGAAAAATAATACAATTTATTTGTACTCATATTTTCAGCAACTGTATTACCATTTACTGTAAGTTTTATTTTGGCATTATTATTAAGTCTTTCACCTAAACCAAACATTGGTATATTTTCAATAAGTTTACCTCCGCCTGAAGCAGGTAATACTTGTGATACAGGAGGTGTTGGATCAGGTACTATAGCTGGGGCTGCTGGACAATTAAATGTTAAAGAATAATCATCCGTAGGAAGTGGAGCTGATACAACAAACCCTACATTTTGAGGCTCTGCTGTAGATTTAGTTATGGTTAATGTTCCAGTTTGTTCTCCACTAGCTAAATTCATATTACCTGCTGAAATACCAGCATCTAATAAATCTTGCTCAAAATCACTATTTCCTACATAACCTGTATTTTGGAAGTCAGGTATTGTTTGATTCCAAAACCCAACAATACTTATTGGTACGTTTACTCTATAATTTACAGTTACAGACCCTGTTACTGTTCCTACATTGAAGTTATATGTTTTAACTCCAATATCCTCTCCAACATTAATAGTATCTCCACAATAAACCTGTTCTGTTAGACTATTTGGTTCTAAATATTCTGTTTGTGGAGTTGGATCATTTGTAGGAGTTGGTATTTCTATAGGAGTAGTTGAAACATCAACTGGGCAATCAACAGATAAGTCTGGTGCGCCTTCATCCGTTACTGTTATGAAGAATGGACTCCTTACATTTATTTTCTGGGGTATGAGTTTATCTAAAGTCATTACTCTTTTCTTATTTCGTAATTATCTCCCTTTTTAATATAACCTGCTTTGACTAAAATGTCCTCTACGTTTTCCATCACATCTTGTCCTACGGAGTCTCCAAGAGCATCTAGTTTCCCCATAGAAGCCTCTAGAGCTTCTGATATAAAGTTAGTGGGTGATGTCCCATAGAAACCAATAGAACGAGCTATAACTCCAGCTAAACCATCTATCTTCTTATCATTCATCGAAACGAACTTACCATTCGCCTCTCGTAGCTTAACAGGTTTTGCTTTTATCCATTTAGCTATATCTTTTACTGGTGGAGGTCTTTTATCAGCTTTTCTTCCTTTGTCTACAGTTACTCCATAAGCTGAAGATTCTATATTAAAGGTTATCTTATCCTGTTCTAGTCTTATTGCTTGAGTCTTTACGCTATCTCTCAACTTCCCAGATGAATCAATAGGAGCTGTTATATTCTTACCTCTAGGATTCATAGATCGTCTCTTTCTAGAACGACCTATTTCTATCTTTAGTAGTTTTACAAGCTCCTGTGAGAAGTTATCTAGATAGGATTTAGTATTTTTGAATTTGTTAATCACAGTCCTTGAAACTTACATTGTCGTTTCTCATCTCAATACTCATAGTAAGTGACCATCCAGTTAGTAGATTCTCAAATCTATCTTCAAACTGACTAGCTGTTGGAGTCCCTGATATTTCGTAACCTTCATCATTTAACGAACCTTGACGAACAGAACCTTGAAGCCTATTTATAACAGATAACATCGTATTTAATACATCCTGCTTGTTATCCGATAAGTATTGTGGGTTTTCAGTAGTTTGCTTACTTTCCTTGTATTCATCAACTATATCCATCGCAATAACATTAATCGTAAAAGTCATTAATCCTTGACCAAATTCAATATCAGATATTATTAAATGGGCTAATGGGAATATTGTTTGCTTTGATAAATCCACATCGAATATATCCCCAGAAGTTACTGTATTTATGGAGTTATCTCCTATTAGGGTGGTATATATATTATCTATTAAGTCGTAATACTCTTTCATCGTTTCATAGATTTTTTAATCATCCTTGCTTCTAATTCGTTCTTCTCTTTTTCAAATACTAAATACATTAAACACTTGTAAAGGGGTTCTGCTGTAACTTGGTCAAACTTTGTGATGTCTCCTTTAGCGAGTCCATAAATTGACTGATACCAACCCCATTTTGCGCCAAAGCCTCCTTGAGGTGAGAGGTCTTGGCTCTCCCTATCTCCATCTCCAAAAAGTTCAGGGAAGCCTTCGATAACTCGATCCCTAAATTGTAAAAAAAAACTACAGCTCCCATCACAACACTTAAAGGCATCTCCTTCATCAGTTCCTTAACTTCTTCACTCGGACTATAGGGAGCAATAGTATATTTATCTTTCTGACTGAAGTTGACAGGTCTAAACAACACAGCCATCGCCTTATGGATTTCTTGCCAGTCTCCAATAGATGATTCTACATCAACATACTCCCCTAGACTCATATCATCTAACTTTGGTATAAACCCCATATCAACGTCTAGGAGCTTAAACCTTCTGGTTAATCCCCATTTCTTCTCGAAGGCTTTCTGTATTATCGTTAATACCTTCTCGAACTCTATAATGGGTATTTGCTCCACCTCATTAAGGTCAACATTACAAAATATCTCAATGAGCTTCTTATTTAGAAAATCATTATACTCTTCACCCTTATTCTTATCCGCAACTTTTAAGTATCGTTGATACTGACCTAAAGTTATAGACTCCAAAGAGGATGGCACTTCTAATTCTATTTTCTTCATATTTAAAGTAATTACATTCTAAAATATTGTATCTAATCTTTTACAAGTGTCATAACGGCAGAGAGATATATATAGTTATACTGTATATAGTTACTCATATTACTGTATATAGTTATACTACCTTTAAATAAAACTATATATTATATGTGTGCCATTTCGGCAGTTCTAAACAGTTTATGTGCTGTATTTCAGATACATATGGCAATATAGCTCCCATATTTTAGTATCTACCTCATCCTTCTTGTATTTCTTTTCGCTTGTAGTAATATTTCCGTTGTTATTTACCTCCACAGCATATAGTTTATCAGTACTCTTCGCTGGGAGGCAATATATAGTAATGCCATTCTCAACACACCATTGGAACGCATCGTACTGCATCGTATCAAACATACCTATTAGATTCACAATATAAATATAAGAGATATCATCGATAGTACCGAATTATTTCAAAAAGAATATAATATCTCTAATAAAAAATATCCAGTTTAAGAATAAACGATGATAACGATTATAACGATGATATAGTACTATTGAATTCACATTTACCCCTATTAGATTCACAAGGGTATTAAATTCACATTGGCAGTTCTAAAGTCAATATGTAGACAGAGTAGGTTAATTAGTATTGCCACCTTGCTTTCCGTCAGAGTCCATTTAAACGCTTTAAATTGTCGCTCTGGTATGTAGATACCAAATAAATTAGAAACGAGCTGAAAAGGGGCTTAAAATCGCTCTACGGGGTTATTTAAAAGACGATCTTACCTTTTTAAACTCATTTCTAATGATTATCAAGCAATTACATAAAACAAGGCAATAAAAAAGCCCCCTAAAAAGGAGGCTAATCTTTAAATTAACTTTAATTTATTTTATTTATTACGTTCCTACTTCATCAATATAACGCTGCAAAAGGTGGTTAACTATTAATTCATTGTGTTTTATGTTGTGATATTGTTGCCCAAAATAAAGACAAGCATCTATCTTTAAGCGTTCAATTTTTCGCTGTCGTTTTGCTTTTTTTAAATTATGCTCAAATTGTATTCTGTTGCTCATGTTATTATTTGTTTAGGTTTCTAGTTTTATAAGTGCCGTTTTTTATACGTTCCTCAATTTCTTTTGAGCTGATATTAACCCCTAGAAATTGCTTTAAATAGCGGAGTGTAGTTCTGGAGTAATTCCAATAATAAGGGTCTAAAATTACTTTTCCTAAAAAGCCTCTTTCCTTTTTGGCAATTGTTGAGCCGTAGCTCTGGAAAATGTAGTATTTATCCGTTTCAATTTCGTACTGATTTGCAACAGGGTTTCCGCTTCTGGGGCTTTCTAAATTGTAAACTTTGATTTTCATTGTTTTATTTGTATTTCATTATCTTCTAAAATTTTGTCTGCGATGTATTCCTCAATCTCATTAAATATATAAGAATCTGGATTTAGTTTTAAATATTGCAGTTGATCCTCACACAATAAATATTGTTCTAAAGTTTGATATATTTCTTTATTATTTAATATGTGTCCTATTAATTGTATTAATAAGTCCCTTGCCTCAACTGGGAGCGTTTTTTCTCCCAAAATACCAAGAGGATCGTTATTAAATATTTTGTTTAATGTTTCTTGTTTTTCCATTGTTTTAAGCGTTTTTAATGACTTGAATAAATAACCAAGCAAAGAAAAGGACTCCGAAAACTTTTGTTGCTTTTCTGCTAAAATTGTCAATTAATGTAATAATTCTTTTTTCCATCGTATTTAAGTTTTAATTAATATTTGTTTTTGTGTAATTGTTTACACATGACAAATATAAGGCATAATTTTTTTTCTTATCAAATATTTTTGTGAAAAACTTGTTAATTTATATTTAGTCTAAATAAGCATAAAGCCAATAAAAAAAGGGCTTCACAGCCCTTCATACCCTATTGAATTTATGGGGGTATTGAATTCACAACCCTATTGAATTTAAAATTATTCTATAGTGTATTGAATTGCTTCACAATGCTCGTAACACTCCGAGCAAATTTCTGTTTCAATCGGCACGAGTGGCGCACCGCAACAATGACTAACTACTTGTTCCATTTTCTAATTGTTTTAATACTTGTTTGTCAATCTTAACTAACAAATCACTATACTCCTTTGTAGAAAGGTTATAGGTCTTTCTCTTGCCAATAGTCTGGGCTATGCAAGTCTCTAATAGGTGGAGTTCCTCTGGATTCAGTTTGAACTTATACTTATTCATCTGTATCTAATTTATTGTAAAGCTCCTCCATCTCATCTACAAAACTCCAGCTCTCTGCTCTTATTAATTCTGTTTTGAAATCCCATACTAACTTCATAAGTACATCTATCTCATCGCTTGTTAGTGGTATGGAAACTGTTTTATTGTCTATTGCCATAATTACACTCTTTGATCTAAATCCTTCTTTATATAGTCTGCTATACCTTTTAAAGTTTCTTTATCAACCCAATGGAGGAACTGATAAGGGAGAAAGTTTAAACAATATTCGTAGCCATCATAATCTTCAACAGTTATAGTGAAAAAGGGATGGTCATGGTCTTTACCCTCTTTAGTTTTAGTCTTTTGAGGGTAACATTGATGGATAATGTCTTTTACTTCTATCCAAGTACTTTTGTTTTCTTCGTCTTTAATTGTCATCGTATTTGATTTAAAATTATGTTGCAATATAATAACAATATTTTAGAACTGCCAAATAAATAACAAAAAAAAGAGACAAATATTTCTAAATGCCTCTCTTTCAATTAACTAAAAAAAATCAAACAAAGATTATTTCTACAATATACAAAAATTATCTTACAATATACATCCCCTTTGGAACTGATCGAGTAAGTAAGTATTGAATTCCGTAACGACTAGCATCTAAAAGGTGATTGTAGGCATCAATCGGTTTTACTCCATTGACCGCCCACACATAGTTATTAAATTCTTTAATAAGGTTCTCTCCCTCCACATTTATATTGTAATCCTGCATTAACGATATACCAGTAACAATAGAACCTTTTGCTTTTATTGTTGGAGTAATATTAAGTGGGGGAGTTTTCATCTTCATTTCAGACAAAAGACGTGGTTCAGAATTATCACTTACTATTAAATTTCTACCTGCAATCCTCACACAGTAATCATATATCTGGGAGGTAACTAAACCTTTTTTATATAGATGTTCCTTTAACCAAATAATTTTCCTTTCTTTGTCAACTGCTATTTCTACAAAGGCTGTAGGATCATTGGAGAATCCGAAATCAAGACCGAATATTGAATCTATATCGCTATTGAATTCACCTACCTGCCAATGTTTGAATATCACACCTTCTGCTCGTTGTAGCCATCCTCCCAGTATCTGATGTTGATACTTCTCTGGTCTACGCTCCTTCATACTCTCTATTTGATCCACAAAGGATCTAGAGAGGTTAGGTAAATTGTCTAGGTAAGTTGTATGGATATAGGTTACTCCTTCTCTAGTCCCATTAAATCCATCTGGTATAGATCTATTCTGGAAGAACCTTTGGTATATCCAATGTTCTTTTGTAGTAGGGTTCAGGATCAATATACAGCGGTTTTTAGCCACTTTACTACGGATGGAGTAATCTATCTTATCAAAAGATAATTCATCCACCAGCTCCTCTGCTTCGTCTAATACGAAGGTGTTTATACCCTGTATAGACTTGAGCTTTGCAGTTTGATCTCCAGATGCAGTTTTTATCCCACTAAAGTATATTGAACTCCCATTGAGTTTATTGGTTATTTCAGTCTTGGTTATTTCAAACTGGTTCTCTACTCCCATCAGTTCAAGTTTTTCCCTAAACTCTGGAATAATACTCATAGATGCAGAACTCATTGTATAACGAGTGAATAATGTTTTGGTGTTTTCTTGGTAAGTAAGTAGTACTAGAAATGTATTAACGGCAAAAGATTTCCCAGAGCCTCTACCTCCTGTGATGACAATATATCTGCTATCACTATTAAATAAAGATTGATACTTTGGGTTTAAATCTATTTTATTTGCCATTTGCTATTATATATATCTATTATTTTTTCAGCTCTATCTTTATTCTCTTTAGAATTACTTCTCCATTTCCTTCTTCTTCTCAACCTAGAGAGTTTACCTTTTCTAGACATCTTTCATAATCTGTATCAATACCTCCCTTTGTTTGGGAGTAGGCATTTTACCTCTTTTACCCACAGACAATATAAAATCTTTTTGCCTTTTATCTGTAGTTTTTTTCAGTAAAGCCCTCAACCATTTTACTGCCTCTTCTGTTAATGGCTGTCTACCTTTATCTCCAGCAGGTCTATAGTTTATACCATACTTATATCCACTACAGTAATTAGATCTTCTCTGGTTGCTAAATCTATCTCTCGCCATCACTTATTACTTTTTTAACACCCCATATTGGTTCACCTAACATATAGTTATATCCAGCAACTAAAACATCTCCTTCTATTCCAAATTCTAAATTATCATTATATTTTTTAATGATTTCTTTAGCTTTGTTTATAATGTTCTTATTATAAGTTCTGTGTTCATAAGAAACATCCCCACTTCCAATAAAAAATTCATCCTCTTGCCACCAACATTCTATTTCCCTACTATCTAACATCCCTTCACGATTTAACCTCGTAATTACTGCATACACTTTTTTTCTGTGGGGTAAGGCAAATCTAAATTCACCACAATGCATATAAAAAAAGTTATATCCTGTTAACATATTTTGCATATTATTTGTTTTCATCTTTTATCTCCTTATGATCTACATCTACTACTTTAGGTTTACCAAAATCTATAACTGGAATATTTATATTGGTATTCACATTTAAGTCCTGCTGTTCTTTAGGTTTACCATAACGATACTCCCATAACATCTTAACGTAATTGAAGTTCCCTTCAGAGGCTTTCTCTGCTATAAACACCCAAGCCTTCTCTTCACTCCCAAAAGCCTTTTTAAGAGCCTTTAAAGTAAGTGCATTGGTCTCTTTCTCTTTTATCTTTGGAGGTCTACCTTGACCCCTGTAGACTCCTTTAACAGCTCCATTGTTTCGTCTACCATCAAGTTTCTTTGGCTTCTTTTCCTCCATAGTATTAGTTTATAACATATCCGTTCTTCTCGAAATATAATTCTCGCTCATCGGAGTATTTTTTTAACTTCTTATATTTCTCGTTAACCTTCTCACTATCTATAACTAGAAAGTTATGCATTTCCTTTAATGCTTCATACTTATTTTTAAGTTCATTAAAGCTGGTGAGAAGATTTGAATACAATGGATTGTCAAATTCCACATCGGTGAATTTATCTGTGAGTAGTTTATCTACACAATTTAAAAATATATTGTTTATCGTTATATAATCTATTCTTAATGAAGAATCGTACTCCATATATCCCTCTAGCTGTTTTACTGAATGGAGAACTGTCGCATGGTTCTTCTTAAAAGTATTCGCTATATTTTGGAATGACATCCCAGTATTATCTCTTAATAGTTTATAAAATATAGATCTACCTAAAACATATTCACGTTTTTGAGTTCTCCTATTAATACTGATGTTAAAGTAATTGTTTACTGTTGTTAATGCTAATTTTTTTGTTTGCTTATTCAGCTCTATTTTCTCTATCGAATTCATAATTTTTACTTCTGTAATCTTTATATGCTTTTGCTATCCCACTACAACATTCGTAGTGTTCTATATCTTTGTAGTAATTAAGAAGGTGAGCGACCTCCTCCTCCCCAAGTAGTCCTAAACACAAGGAGAGGTAAGTGTCATCGTAACATTCTTCTTTACTAAAGTACATCGTATATATAAAATTCCCCTACAGGTTTTTTCTTCTCTATAAAGAAGGATTTGTATATATTAATTGCTTGTTGAGTTTTATGTTTACCTGATTCATAAAAGTCCTTACTACATTCAAATACACCCAAAGCCTTACTGAATTTATCCACTACAACAAATGTAAAGTTTTTATAGGATATATCGAATAACGTACAGTAGATATACATTTGCATATCATAATTCCATTTATCAGCACTCCATCTAAACTTTTGGAGATCACCTGAAGTAGTTTTTAAATCTACAATATAATCACCTCCCAGAACATCTGCTTTAGCTCTAAAAGGAATATCAAATATTTCTCCTATTGCTGGAACTTCTGTCCTTGCTCCCCTCAACATATCAACGCATTTACTATTGCTTAATACGATCTCCGATAAATCTTCAGCATTAAACTTCTCCTTCAAAGTAAATACTTTATCATGGGTGGACAATGCTTCCTTATAGACCTTACTAGCCTTACTAGCTACATCTACAAAATATATATCCTTCCATTTTTCAGGTTCTAATATCTTACAATGGAATAGCCATCCATCTCTCAATGGTTGACTTTCTCCACCTCGTTCATTTAGGCTATCTAAATATCTCTTTGGAGATTCAAGTAACTTGGAACAGCTAGAGCTTGACAAAGCGTTACTTCCTAAATACTGATAGTAAAATTCATCATCCATCATATTTGTCAGTAGCTCTTGCTTATTCCAAAACTTACCATCAAATGTTGTTATAGTACTCATGATAGTATAGCTTTTAATATTATTCTCTTCATAGACTCTGGAACATCTGGATCTGCTAAATCCTCTTGACATTCCCTTAAAAGTTCTAAACGGCTATATAATTCAATAGCGTTTTGTTCGTGGTTAAAATTTGCGAATAAATCTTTTGTTCTTCCCATTGTTGTGTTGAATTAAGTTTAACATTATTTTAATTAGCCCTTCTATTCTGTCAACGACAAAAGCGAAAGGAGTTATCAAAACATATAGGATGAAGTCTATTAGGAATAATATAGCTATACCTAAAAATAAGATAAGATTTCTGGGGGTATGTAATATTAGTTTTAATATCTTCATCGTTATGTTTTCAACAAAGATATAACAATTTTTGAACTGACAAAATTATTTTTTAGGAGTGAACTGGTCTTTCCATATTGTTTGGCAAACTGCAAACCTTTGGTCTCTGTCTTTATATTCAGCTCCCATCTTTGCGTTCCCCATACATCTCCTAGTGAAATCTTTATTCGTCTCGTACTTCTTCGGTTTTAAAAGTGGCATCCTCTAATCTTTTAATTTTTTCTAATGCTACGACAAGAGCTTGTTGAGTAATTTTAATGTCGTGCTTCATTTTAAATAACTCCGATTCTTTCATTTGTTTACACTATATAATTTATAATTCTCAATCTCCCAGTTATCAGCATCCAATTCAAAAGAGCTTCCATCATCTCTAGTCCTAATAAATCCTTTCTTATAAAGTTTAGCTTCATTAAGAAATTCTACTTTAGTTATCCAACCACAAACCCATAGCTTTTTGGTTCTAGTATTAACAGAACAAAACATAAAAGCATCTGCTTTATGGTTTCTTTGGTAATCTACAAAGTTATTGACGTAATGAGGTTTTGGATTTACTTTTCTCTCCATAGCCTTAACATCTACTTTATACCCATTCCATTCAATATCATACCCTCCATCAAATCCATTAACCATAATAGGTCTATGACCAAAATATTTTCTAACGACATTCTCTGAAAGTACTCCGATAAATTGCTGTCTTGGAGTCCCATCATATTTACCTCTCCTGCCGAAGTTTTTATTCCTAATTAACTTCTTGGAGTAGTCTATTATATTTTGATCTATAGGGAGTTCAATCACTTGTTTAAATTCTTCATTTTCTCAATATACAATATTGCATCCATTAGCTCTTCTTGGAGGTGGTTTAACCAGCTATAGAATCCATCAGGGGAATCCTGTAAAGTAGTGCCGTATTTTACTATTCCATCTCTACTACGTTCCCTCATTGTACTAATAACCTTTTCCACTATAATGTCTCTATATCTATCTTGGTAGGTGCTGTCCATTGTCCATCTATCTCCAAACTGCATCTCTACCCATTTTTTTAAACTATCACTCATTGTCGTATTCTTTATAGACTCGTTCTAGCTTCTTATATACGTTATTTAAGAAACAACTACTACAGGAGGTCATCTCTACATTATCCTTAAATATCCTATTATACACATCTAATAGTGCTGATTGCTCATTAGGTAGTATTCTGTTATGGGGGGTTTCAAAGAACTTTGATAGGAAGTTATATTCTTTCTCGTTTAAACATTCTGGTTTCTGATAAGGAAAAACCTTATTTAAAACTTCACGTCTGTCGGAGCAGCCACAGTCCTCCCCAGCTACAAACTTCACCGCCTTGTCTATTCCTACAGCTTTAAAAACTTTCTCTACTGTATCTCCTAAACCTGTAGACTTAACTTTTTGTTTTGGATTTGAGGTACTTCCTGTATTCTTCAATCGCACCCTCCCTGATTTTCTGTTTGCCATTACTTAATGTATTAAAAATTGAACTTAAACTTATTTTAGTCTCCCTAGAAATCTTCCTCATACTCATTTGATTATAAAAATGAATATTGAATATTTTCTTATCATACCAATACCAATCTTCAGTTATCTTGTCTATCTTTTCAAATATTTTGTCAAAGTATATTTTCTGTTGCTCCACACTTTCTGGGAGTAATATATTATCTATATCTTTTTGCTCCTCCAAATAAACAGTATTCTTTCCAATTTGATAGTGTCTAGATAAATATAGATTACGGAGCGTTACATAGACGTAGTAAGTATTTACTTCTGTATCGTTATATAATATCTTTTTAGGATCTCCTACATAATCTGTAATTCTGATATACATCTGTTGAACTAATTCGTTAGCATCCTCTGGAGAGACTCCGAACGATTTAGCCATATTAATCCAATCATTGTGCTTTTCAGCTAATATATCTATTACTCTTATCTCCAAACGTGAAATGATATTCCTATTATACCTAAAAGGATTTGAAATAAATGTTCTGTCTCATCAGATTCTATATCATCCATCTTTGAATTCCAATAGTTAAATCCAACGCTAAACCCATAAATGGGGAAAAATTGTAAATACATATTATAATTTAGTTATCATTACATCTAGTCTAGGATATTCTTTATCAATCCCCATATAACAAGAATTAACCTCCACAACAGTAGATAAGTCATCAGATTCAATACAGCCTCTATCAACCATAGCATCTTGAAAAAACTTATCTATAACCGATATCACATTCATTAGGTCTCTTGTTCTTTTATCAGGAGCAAAGTAAAAGTATTCTATCTTTACCTTACCCTTAATCTTAAAATCTAATTTATCAAATACTTCACTTTTAAATCTACGTTTTATATCATTACTAACTTGGTAATGCCAATTACGATAATTGTTTAAAGTTAACCATTTTCTTCTATTGCTCCGATTCGTTATGAATAATGGGAGCGACAATGTTATTATTTCTTTCTTCATCTATTTCTGTAAAAGGGGTTTTGTTATTAAAGTAATAACGCTGCTCCTTTATGTTGAATTCGATGTTCCTTACATCTTGAGGATAACCTACTAATTTCTGTTTCTTAATCTTCTGTGAACCAAAGATAACTGATTTATCTGAAAAGTCAACTGCCCTATTAGGTCTCCAAACATATAATAGATTATCACACTTATTGGCGAACTCACTCCCTCCCTTAACATAGTTAACATCTGGCTTGGGATACCTACCAGTTTCATCTCTTCTGGGAGTAATTTGATGGGCTACTAAATGAACAGATACATTGTTGTCTACTGCAAATCTTTTTAGCTCCGCCATGAATCTAGATATATATAAATCTTCACGCTCCCCATTCATTATCTTATGGTGGACTGTATTATATGGGTCTATGATTAAACTGTTAATTCCTCTAGATCTAACAAGATATTTAGCTCTATCAAATATAGTATCTAGTAAAAAATGCTTATTAGGGTATATTAAGTAAAAATGTTTTCTAACAAACTTCATCCCTTCATTGAATTGATCTAAAGACATCTGGTGGGAGTATTTTGGATTTGTTGATTTACCAATATACATCTCTATTAAATCATTATAGAAATCAGTCATAGGCATATTCTCTGGGGAGAAAATAGCAAACTTATAATTCTCTTTAGCAGCCTTTATAACACATAATTGATTCAAAAATAAACTCTTACCTTCATTCTGGTAACCTGTCCAAACATTAACCTCTTTATTCCTCCAAGTCCAAGCAGCATCAACCTGTGGGATATAAGTAGTTGTCCCCATATCCTGACCATTATGAAAACCATCTAAAAGATCCTCCTCAACATCATCTAGTGAAAAGATACCCTCTACTTTGGGTATTATAGCCATTTGGAGACGTTTTAAGAGACTTTCTTTGCCTTCTTGGAGTAATACCTCATTTGCATCCTTAAAAGGGCTAAAATCGACTAATTTGCATTTCTCTACTCCAATACGTCTAATTAGTTCTTTCTCTAAATATCTACCATTATCATCATTATCAACAGCTATATACACACATTTAGCTGATTCAAACACCTCATAACAGTTATCTATACATTCTAATTTCTTACTGATATTTTTATCAGCAGTATTAGGCGCACCCATATTTACAGATGTATGGGTTGTTACACCAGCAACCTCCCAAGACAAAGAATCTAACTCCCCTTCACATATCACTATTGGAGTTTTATTTATTACTCCATCATAGTTATATATAATTGGCTCTGCATCTTTAGATTGAGTAAAGAATTTACCATCTATACCTCTTGTTTTATAGTTTACTATCTCTCCATCACGATAATAGGGAAATACAATTAGATCTCCATGCTTTGTAGTTTTGAGTCTATTGTTTCGTATTACTTCATCTGTAATACCTCTAGAATTTAAGTATTCTTTACCCTTCTTATTTAATGGTTGAAGTAAACTTGGATTTGGGAGCTTATAAATCTTTTGTTCATCCATTGGTTTATTTTGTTTTAGGTTTCCTTTATACCCACATTTATGACAAAGAAATACTCCCTTATCAATATTAACTGCTAAACACTTATCGTTATAGTGGGTTTTACCTATCCTAATGCAATTAGGACATTTCACTTTTACTTCTGTTTTATTAGTGTTTGGTAATACTATTCCGTATTCGTTTAATTTATCTAACATATAGTTTTATTTAGCATATAGTACTATATACAATACTTATATACAACTATATATAATATATTACTATTATATATCTGCCGTTTTGGCAGGTGTAAGTACTCTAATAGTTCTAAATTTACCATGACCTCTACCAGAGGCTTTTGTTTCTCGTTTTATTAAGTTCTTGTTTTCTAAATCGTTAAGAATTCTATATAGCGTTCTCTCGCTTACATTAAGCGTTTCTGCTAAAGAATTACTACTTGCAAAACAATATGGTTTAACACCTTTACATAATGATTTTATGTGGGAGAAAACCATAAGTTCGTTATTGGTAAGTCCTTTCACTTTTAAATCTATATTAACATATTTAACTTTACTCATAATTAGAAAATTAAAGGGGGCTTTTAACACCCCCTTTTAAAGTTGATTAAAATGGTAAATCTACCTCTTCAACATTACTGTCAGCTTTAGCTTTTGCTTTAGCAGGATCTGGCTTGTAATCGTTAATCCATACGCTATGGGTTTTCCCATACTGATCAGTTTCTTTTAAACTACCTACAGTTAACTTAACATAATGCTCCCCATTATATTCAAACCAATTACCTTCTAATTGGCTCTTCTTAATAGAGATGTTAATCATATCATAGTTTCCAACTTTTTTGCCGTTACCGACATACTTTCTGTCTTTACTCATAATTAAGATTCTAATAATTTAGCTACTTCTTTACTAACTTTATACTTCTTTCTGATATCAGTCAAGGAGAAGCCCTCTTGCATCGCTTTTTTAGCATTGTTAAACTGAACAGAATCTTTCTGCAACCAAGCCTTGTTATCCTCAACAATTTTTGTTGGAGCATCATGAGTATTAGTTGCATCAGCATCTTTAGTGTCATCAATCAAGAATAACCCATTTAAAGCGTATTTTCTAGCATAACTACTAGAAGCTCCAAAGGCTTGAGCGATGTCCATTCCCTTCTTATTAGGATTTATACCAGCCTGCGCTTTAACGTGGATAGTTTTTTCACCATCTGAAATTACAGCAGTAGCCTGAATAAAATATAAATCTCCTAATTGAATAGTCTCATCCGTAAGATTTACTGTAAGATTATGTTCCATTAATAATGGCTTTACAGCTTCTAGGATGTCCTCACAACTCCGATAATTGTAATTACCAAAGCTGTTCCTTTGATTTTTCGGTGCTTTCAGTCTCCCCTGAATATTCACCAGTTTGTCGTTTAGTGTTTTCATATTGACAAATATACACTTAATTTTAGAAGTGCCAAAAAAAAAGAGGGAATGTTATATCCCCTCCTTTAAAACAAATACTTAAAAACAAAAACAAACAATGAATTAAGGTAAAAAGACCAAAAAACTAATTGCTATAGCAAATATATAATATTTTAAGATATTATCTACCTTGACCTCGATATTTTTTTCTATAATTTTTGGAGGATTTAAGTCTAGATGTTTTAGACTTACTGTGGGTATCAGGTCGTTTAACCTTCTTTTTCTCCCTATAAACAAATACATTACCTCTAGCCATTATTTATGTTTATTATTACCGAATACTTTCTCTACTCCCCTAGAACCAAAATATCCACCTATAACTATAGATAATAAACCTGTGATTGAATCTAATGGATATCCCATATACCATCCAACCACATAAGAAATAGTTAGAAAAATCAAGACTAATGGGCGAACATTAGATGCCAACCATGATCCTGATCTAGCATCAGCTACCCATCGTCTAGTTGTACCATCTATTTCCGCTCTTTCCAGTCTTAATTTCTCTAACGCAATTTCTTTATCTTCATCCGCCATATCAGACCCACCTATAATAGCCTGTATTACATTACCTGCTAGAGTATCACCTGCTACAGCTCCTACAATATTAGGTATCTTGTCTAGCAGAAACTG